GATTAACCCGTTGGTTCAAAGAAAATTGGGTTGATGTCAAAACTGGTAAACCTTGTGGCCGAAAAAAAGGCGAAAAAAGAGGTTATCCAGCTTGTCGTCCCAAAAATCGTGTATCAAGTAAGACACCTAAGACCGTTGGAGAAATGTCAGCAAGTGAAAAAGCTAGATTTAAACGTGAAAAAACAAGCAGTAAGAAGATAACATATCAACATAGACGTAAAAAAACTAAAAAAAGGAGTTAAAAATGGCATCAAATCACGCATTAGCTAGATGTAAAGGTTACGTTGCTTCTATTCGCAAAGGAAAGAAGAAAAAAAGTACTAAAAAATCAACTAAAAAGAAAAAATAACTGTGAAAAACGCAGTTTCAAGGTAAGATAGTCGTATAAGTAAAATTTTCTTAGAATCATGGCATTTTTTCGTGGTGAAGAAGGCTCTGTATCATTTGATAACGGAACTGGAACAGTAGGAGCTATAGCTTCAACAACAGCTTGGACTTTAGACGTAACAAAAGATACTCTTGAGTGCACTGCTCATGGAGATACATCAAGAAAGTATGTAGGATCTTTAAAATCAGGTTCAGGCACAGTTGATCTTCTTTACACAGCAACATCTGGTGATAATACTGCTGAAATAATTAATGATGTGCTTACATCTGAAGATGCGGGTGATGCTGCATTTAACCTTTTCTTAGATACATCAGGTTCTAAAAAATTAAGTTTCAACGGAATTATTACAGGAACTTCTTTCAGTTCTACTGTTGGAGACATTTCTACAGTATCAGTTAGTTTTCAGACTACTGGCGATATTACTTCTGCTGTCTAATGCCTAAAGGATCTTATTCACCCAAGCAACGCAAACTAGCTGCTGTTGCTCCACCACGGGATAAGATTACGGCTGCTGATCTTAAAAAGCTACGTTCTAAGAAAAAAAAGAAAAAGAAGTGAAACTTACCACTCGCCAAAAAAATTTATTAGCAAAGCATTCTGAACATCACAGCGATGCTCATATGGAGTACATGAAAAGGCGAATGAGAGCAGGAGATACTTTTACTCAAGCCCATAAAAAGGCACAAGCGAAGGTAGGAAAATAATGAGAAAGAAACGTAAAAATGTAAATTTAAGCGTAGGTAGAGGAGAAAAATCCAAGACGGGTGGATTAACTGCCAAAGGTAGAGCTAAATACAATCGTGCTACTGGTAGTAATCTAAAAGCTCCTGTTACAGGAAAAGTAAAACCTGGCAGCAAGGCAGCTAAAAGACGTAAATCTTTTTGTGCAAGAATGTCGGGAATGCCTGGGCCAATGAAAGATAGTAAAGGCAGACCTACAAGAAAGGCATTAGCATTAAGAAAATGGAGGTGCTGAGATGACTTATGCTGTACCAGGTCCTATTAGAACTAATATTGTTTCGTCTACATCTGTAGGTGGTGTTGATAGTCCTTTTACTAGGACAAGGGCTGTCTTGGATATGATGAAAGGTTGGGAGATAATGAAAGCTGTTACAGAAGGAACAGAATACCTTAGAGAAAACTCTGAAGCATTTTTACCTCTCGAACCAAGAGAAGATTACGATGCTTACCTTGCAAGAGTTAATAGATCAGTATTTAGTCCTTTTACACAAAGATTAATAAGAGCAGCTACGGGTCTTGTATTAAGAAAACCAATAACACTTACAGGAGATCCTTATTGGACAGAGATGTTTAAGATGGACGTTGATGGCTGTGGTTCGGACTTAGATGAATATGCAAGAAGAGTGTTAATGTGCTCTTTAATTTATGGTCAAAGTCATATTCTTGTTGATTATCCAGCTCCATCGGGTGCTTTAACACTTGCAGAAGAACGTCAACAGAATCGTAGACCTTATTGGATTGAAATAGATCCAACAAATCTTTATGGTTGGAGACTTGATAGAGAGTCTAACTATGGAAACTTAGTGCAGGTAAGATTAGCTGAAAAGGCTGTATTACCTGATGGTCAGTTTGGTGAAAAAGTTTACGATCAGATAAGAGTTATAGAGCCAGGTAGGTATAGAGTTTTTCGTAAAAAAGAACAGATTGAAGAGATGTATGACGTTGCAGACAACAGCGTTACAGGTAATTTTGAAATGGGTTCAGCAGATAAAGATTATAAACAGGTTGAAACTGGTAGTTTTTCTCTTGGTGAAATACCTTTAGTAACAATTTATTCGGGTAAAACAGATAATTTAGTCAGCAAACCACCTTTACTTGATATTGCATATTTAAATCTTGCACATTTTCAAAGACAAGCTGATTTGATACATAGTTTGCACGTTGCATCTCAACCAATGCTTGTAATGGAAGGATATGATGATCAGACCAAGGATTTAGCAATATCTGTTAATTATGCGATGGCAACTCAGCCAGGCAATAAAGTTTATTATGTAGAACCAGCTTCTAGTGCTTTCGATGCTCAATCTGCTGAGATAAAAGAATTGCAGATGCAAATGGCTACTCTTGGAATTAGTACTTTAAGTCAACAAAAGTTTGTAGCTGAATCTGCTGACGCAAGGAGATTAGATCGTGTTGATACTAACTCTATGCTTGCAATGGTTTCTATGGAATTAGAGCAAAAACTTCAAAAATGCTTTAATTTATCTGCTGAATATGTGGGTATTGAACCTCCCGAAGTGAAAATTAGTAGAGATTTTGATATTGAAAGACTAATTGGACAAGATATTACAGCTTTGACATCATTATTTGATCAACAAGTGATAGATAGAGAAGAATTTAGAGATATTTTGGTGCAAGGTGAGGTATTGCCTAGTGCAAATGAGGTCAAATCTGAATAATCTGCTAAGATAATATACAAGTACACGTTTATTATGGCTGGATCTATTGAACAAGTCCTACAACCCGATGGGAGTTATAGGTGGGAGGTAAAAGAACCAAAGAAAGAAGCAGATGAAACTCCTGCGGTTTGTCCTGCTCCCGAACCTGTAGTTGAACCAGAGGTTGTAAATCAAAAAGATTTTACTGCTATGACTAAATCTGAATTAGAAGAATTTGGTCGTACCATTGGTATCGAGTTAGACAAACGACATACAAAAGCGGAATTAATTTCTGAATTAGAAACCTTTATTGAATCTAAATAACTATGGCTATTGACGAAAAAGTAATTCAAACAAATACTGAAGCAACTGAAACTGTTGCAGCACAACCACCTGTTCAACCTCC